CTGCTAAGATCAGCACTCGAAACAGATCCGCCGCCTGCCATAGCAGCCTGCATTCCGTTCACCTGTGGATTGATCACCATATCAGCCGATAAAGAATCCATCGCCTTTGTGACCATGCCCTTGCTGTTCTCAATACCCTTTGCCAATCCTTTCATAAAGTCCGGCATCCACTTCTCATAATCCGTAAGAGGCCCCTCATCCGGCACCGAGAAATGCAGGAAACTCCTGATCTTATCCGCAACAGATGAAACCGCATCGCCAACCGCACTGATACAAGACTTAATGCCGTTCACGATACCCATGATCAGATCCTTGCCCCAGTTAAATGCCTGAGACGCAAGCCCGGTGATATGATCCTTCACATTGGCAAAGCCGCTCTTCACCGCATTGAACACGTTGCTCATCGCATTCTTCACAGCGGAAGTCACGTTGTTCCACAGGTTCGTCACTGCTGTCTTTATCGCATTTCCTACGGAAGTCACAGTATTCTTAATGTTATTCCAAGCCGTAGTCACCACGTTTTTAATGGCATTCACCGCCGTAGTGATCACATTCTTGATGCCGTTCCAGATATTCGTGAAAAAGCTTGAAATCGCATTCCAGATGGTCGTTGCCGTAGTCTGAATTGCATTCCATGCCATAGTCAGGAACGTGCTGATTGCCGTAACCACCGTAGTCACCACGGTCTTAATAGCGTTCCAGATGGTCGTGAATACCGTCTTTATTGCATTCAGCACCGTTGTGATAATGGTCTTATAGATATTGAAATAAGTGGTGATGATCAGCTTTATCGCGTCCACCACCGTCTGGAATATCGCCTTTATTCCATCCCACAAGCCCTGGAAGAAATTCTTGATTCCGTTCCAGATGGTCTCAGCCGTGGATTTGATAGCCTCCCATGCCGCCTGGAAGAACGCCTTCAAAGCCTCCCATACAGCAATAGCGATCTCCTTGATGCCTTCCCACAAGTCGATCCAGAACTGCCTGAACTCTTCGCAGTTGTTCCATAGATATATGAAAGCCGCCACCAAAGCCACGATAGCCGCAATGATCAGCACATATGGATTTGCCGCACATACCGCATTAAACGCCGCAAACACACCCTTCGCCGCATTGATAATCCCTGCCAGCTTCGGTATGATGGTCATGATCGTACCGATAGCTGATATGATCTTACCCACAACAATCAACACCGGACCCAGAGCCGCTGCCACAAGCGCAACAGTAATGATTACCTTCCTCGTACCCTCATCCATCGAATTGAGCCAGTCCACCAGCTTCTGAATCCATCCGACAATCGTTCTAATCGCAGGCATCAACATCTCACCGAAAGATATAGCCAGCTCCTGCAGCTGTGACTTCAGGATCGTCAGCTGACCTTCCAGATTGTTGTTCATGGTTTCAGCCATTCCGGCTGCACAACCATCACAGTTCTCGATCGCTGATGAAAGCTTATTGATATCACCTTCCCCGGCATTCATCAATGCCAGGAATCCTGACATTGCATTCCTTCCTACCAGACTCTCCGCTGCCTGAGCCTTCTCCGATTCAGTCAGCCCCGCAAACGCAGTCCGGCAGTCAGCCAGGATATCCGAAAGGTCTCTCATAGATCCGTCCGCATTGGTCGTAGCAATCGTAACCTCACCGATAGAGGATCCGCAGATCTTCACATCACCGGACAGGTTATTCATGATGGTTCTGAGTGCAGTACCGGCCTGTGAACCCTTTATACCGGCATTCGCCATAAGTCCGATAGCCTCTGCCGTATCCTCTGCACTGAACCCCAACGCACCGGCGATAGGAGCACAATACTTGAAGGTCTCGCCCATCATGGAGACATTCGTATTTGCATTACTCGAAGCCGCCGCAAGGATATCCGCAAAATGTCCTGAATCCTGAGCTGATAATCCGAAAGCTGTAAGCGCATCCGTCACGATATCGGAAGTGGTAGCCAGATCCTCACCGGATGCAGCCGCCAAATTCATAACGCCCTCGATACCGGACAGCATATCCTCTGTCTTCCAGCCTGCCATAGCCATATAGTTCATAGCTTCAGCCGCCTCAGATGCAGAGAACTTTGTCTGAGCTCCCATCTCACGGGCTTTCTCTCTCAGTCTCTGAAGATCATCCCCCGTCGCACCGGACACCGCTGCAACCTGGCTCATCGCAGAGTCAAAATTAGCGGCAGTTTTCACCGCCGCCGTGCCTAATGCCGTAACGCCTGCCGTCACCGGAAGTAACCGTGTACCGACATTACTGATATTGTCTCCGACCGTCTTAAGCTTCTCACCCTTCGCCGCAATACTCTGAAGAGCCGTAGCAGACTCATTCGCCTGTTTCTCCAGGGCTTCCAGGTCTTTTTCCGTCTCAATGATCTCCCTCTGCAGGGCATCATACTGTTCCTTACTGATATCGCCATTGGCAAGAGCCGTATTCGCCTGCTCTGCCGCCGTCTTTAATGTTTCCAGCTTTTCCTTTGTAGCTGCAACCGCCTCTCCAAGCAACCTGTGCTTCTGAGCCAAAAGCTCCGTATTCCCCGGATCCAGCTTCAGAAGCTTCTCCACATCCTTAAGCTGCTGCTGGGTGCTCTTGACCTGAGTATTCACGCCCTTCAAGGCAGTCTGCAATTTTGTGGTATCGCCGCCGATCTCAATCGTGATACCCTTTATTCTGTTCGCCGCCATCAAGGCACCCCCTTACTGCAATAAAATAGCCCGGTTCTCCAGGCATGAAAAAGGCACCGGATATCTCACCGATGCCTTTAAAAAAACGTATTATATACAAACAATTTACATAATCTTATCGTACAATAATGTCCCCACAAGTTCTATCGCATTACGAATTCCAAAATAAATCAATCCATAGGTAACCACCCTAGAAATTGTAATTGTTAATGTCGAATTTACAACTACCTGCAAAATAAGAAGAGCAATCACCAATAACCAATTAATCATGTTGGCCGCATTGTTTGCCTTCAGCTGTATCATTATCCATCTCTCATCATTTTTGTATTTCACCTGTTTAATCGCCTTATAAAACCATAATCCCAATGATATTGCAAGAGACAGTATCAACAATATCAAAAATAGCCTTTGTTCATTCATTTTCCATCCTCCACATAATCAAACACTTCCGTAATCGGAACACCAAATGCCTCTGCTATCTTAAATGCGAGCTCTAATGATGGTGTATACTTATATTTTTCTATAGATATCACCGCTTGTCGGGAAATACTCACCCTCTCCGATAGATCAGCCTGTGTCCAGTCCCTTTCCGCTCGTAATACCTTTAATCTGTTCTTTATCAACATCCTCCTCCTGTAAATGTAATGTTGTCGTTACATTTTGTAATGTAACACTTTGATTACATTTTGTCAAGAACTATTTTCATAATATTCATCTAATTTCTATTAAAACGCATCAAATTCAGCCTGCCCGGCCACTCGGTGGTAAGCCTTGTCCGCCACATCATCGTTCTGATTCTCTATAAACATCTCATTCACCATGCCGATAGTCAGCAGATCGAGATCCCGAATTGAAAGCCCGATCTGCACGCATCTTAGCATGAAAAGAGCCGTGGTCATTTGGCGGTCAGTTGATTGAAGTTTTTTTTAGCTTCCACATCCACCTTCACATTCAAGCCCCACAGCTCAATGATCTTAGGCAATACCTGATAGATACTGAAAGTATTAAACTCATCCAGCCACTCTTCCGGAGTATCCGAAATACCCGGATCAGCGTGCTTCGCCATGATATAGGCGATATTCTCAAACATCTCCAAAGAGAACATATCAAGGTTCGATACCTCTTCCGTGTTATCCCCGATAGCCTTCTCCAAAGCAGCCAAATCCTTGTAGATATCCCTCTGGAACTTCATCCTGTATATTCTCGGAATAGCAGCGGATGCTCTGAAAGCAACCTCTTTCCCGTCAATCTCGATCTTCTTAACCATACTCATAGATCATTTCCTCCATAATCAAAATGCGCCGGTCAAAAAGAGCTCCGAAGCCGTGTCACGCACAACCCCGAAGCCCCTAAAGACCTGTCAGCCTTATTCACTTGCAGTTACGATCACCGTGTATGTTCTGGAAGAACCGCCATTCGTAACAACCACATTCACGGTATTCTCTCCCTCTTCCCATGTCACGCTGGATCCGCTTGTAACGGAATTACCATTCACAGAGATCACAACCCCAGCATTCTCATCCGTAGCCGTTGCGGTCACAGTATTTGACGCATTGCTGGTAGTGGTCTCATAGCTGGTCACATTCCTGTTGAATGTAGGATCCAGTGTAAGAGCACCGATGCTCAAAGCAGAAAGTGATACATCTGCACCGGAAACCTCAGTAGGCATATATACTGAACTGTACCAGTTCTGATAAACCGTAGCATCCGTGGTATTGCCGGTCTTTGCCTTAACCACACCGCTCGAAAGAGGTGTAGCCTTGATGGTCAGAGTCTCCGTCTGAACCTCACGGCTCTCTTCATTGGTCTTGCCCTCAATGCCCGGCCTCGATGCGGAGCAGTTATACAGAACGTGTCTGATATGCTTCACATCCCCGTCGAACTCGAAAAGCAGAGCAAAACTGTTCAGCTCCGTATTTGCATTCTCGATCAGCACATTGTTGTCATCCAATGTCTCATTCAGCGCATCCACCCTGAAGCTCTCAGGGATCATCGCAAGCTCCAGATCACCGTCATAGCCCATGTTGTTATTGATGACATAATAGGCAATGCCATCAGCATAGAAGTTTTCCGGCTCCCCGTTCGCATCAAGACCAATGCTCACGGCACCAGGAATCGGAACAGGAGTGTCATAACTCACCGTACCGTCCTGGGCGATATGAAGCATCGCATAATGCGCGTTCTTCAGATTGTACTTAACCTTGTTATTCGCCATAACGCTTATACCTCCATAGTTTCATCTGTATCTGGTACCTCGAAAGAATATAAGACTTCATACAATCTCTCTTCCGAGATCCAGACTTCACTCTTGTTATAAAAAATGCCCTGGCCATCCAAAGCATCCTCCACCTGCTTTTCAACGGACACATCTTTCTTATCCGTGTAAAGCTCTATCCGCACCTCATTTATCTTGAAATACACCCTGCCGTCAGCAGCGAAATTATCGCTTCCCGGCAACAGGTAACAGATAAACGGCGGCTCCGGGCTTTCCCCTTCAGCAAAATGATCATATGCAAAAGGGATTCCCGTACCCTGCAGCATTGCTGCCAACTGTTCAATCGTCATTTCAATGCCGCCTCCACTTCTCTTTCCAAAAGCTCTGCCGCCCGTTGCTCAGCCGGTGCAATATGCGGGAAAGCCTTTGTCCTTCCACCTCCACGCTTTGCATGACCGAACTCCAAAAGGTGTGCAAGCTGATAGCGGTTTTTACTATGAACAACTACTTCCATCGCATTGGAAGTCTCTTTCGTAGTCTTCACCGTCCAACTCTTCTTGTAAGCCCCGGTCTTCTCAGGCGCATTATTCTGGATATCCTTCTTCGCTTCATCACCGGCTTTCTTCACAGCCTTCTTCAGATCATCGGTGGCCAGGTCGGCGTATTCCTGCAAGCCCTCCATTATAACGTGCGCCATCTGATCAATACGCACCCTGTCAGTAGCCATAGTCACCGCCTCGCTTTCCGACAGCTGAATTTCAGCGACTTCTTCTTAAAGTTCATATGATCCACGTTCACAATGTCATAGAACTCACCCTTGAACAGAATCCTGTATCCTGTGGAAGTAATCGCAGCTGTCTTCTGGCAATACCGCACCGTCACTGTCATAGCCACATCTTCGACTGTAGTACCAGCAATCTCTTCTTCCTTTGAGCTTGCCATTCCTTCGCCGCCAATCGTAGCAAAGCAGGTATAATACTCATCCCACTCATTTGTATGGTTCCCGACAGCATCAGTCTTTACGGTATTCTTCAGGAATGCCACCTTTTCATTCAAAAGTGCCGTCACCATCAGAATCCCTCCTTCCGTCTCCCGAATAACAGAGCCCTCAGAGTCAGATCCATCGCATGATGATCAGCCTCTTCCCTGTGCTCATACAGATAAGCCACCGTAAACATCAAAGCGATCTTCCCATTCGGGCAGTCAGCCAGATCATTCTCATCGTCGGTCCGCAAGATATCCATGCACTGCTTTTCCCCGGCTGTTATAAAGTTTTCCAGCAATGAATCATCATCCTCATAATCGATCCTCAGATAATTCTTCATCTCTTCCACAGTTACGATCATCTGCTCCACCTCACAATTAAGGCGGCAGATTACTCCACCGCCTTATCCATTAGTCTCAATTTCCACCGTTATCAGGCTTCGACTGATAAATCTGCATGGTATACTCAGCAACCTTCATTTCGTCTGCCCAAAGCGTAAATGACTTTTCGGCAGTCAGATACTTGGGATCTTCAGCTTTGATATAAAGAACAAAATCCCCGGCAGAAAGACCAAGCGCTTCTGCCTCAGCGGCATCCTCCGCGGAAAGTGTAGTCACGGCTCCGGTATCATCAGTGAACTTAACTCCCACGATGCTGTCCAGCCCTGTACGGACACCGAAGCCAATCCATTTGTGAGTCCCCCATGTTTCACCATGGTTTGCATCAGCAAGCTGGCTGACCAAACAGTTCAGGTCAATATCGATCTTTGTGCCGGTCATATAAAATGATGCATGCTCGCTGTTTTCAGCCGTCTCGCTCGTAGGCATTGCAGAGGGAGTACGGCAGGCAAGCACAGACAGATTCCATTCATCTGCTTCCATAAGACCGGAATTCTTCATTCCAATCAAAAGCGTGTTAAATGCGTCCTTCACATCCTTGACCTGGTTTCCGGTCACGGGATCCATATTGTCCAGACCAGGAAAATTTTCGATACCGCCACCCTCATCAAATTTCAACACGCCGCCGATATGAGTGACATCGCCACCCTGCTCTGTATAATTCTTCGCGTTATAATCGCTCATCATTCACCTCCAAAATCCGGGCTGCCGCTTTTGCACGACAGCCCCATTCTCTCTTATCCTCAGTGCTTCATCTTAAGAAGCTGGATGCCCTCAGGAAGGATCACCTTGCCGTCCACGCGCTCAGTTGCTACGAAACCGACCTGGCCCTTAGAGCTATAGAGCTCGTTGAGTCTCTGTACAGTTCTGCCGGAACGATCAGCAATCCAGTAATTTTTGAAATCACCGAACGCAATAGCAAGCGCATCGGAAGCCATAGTAGGAGCATAAGGACTGGTGTAAAGTTCATAGCCCAGAAGCTTGTCAGGCTCACCTGCCTGAAGAGAAGGCTGCCAGAGATATACGCCGTTTCCATCCTTCAGCTTACGGATTGCTGCGATAGTCGCATCATTCATAAGCCACTTTGCATTTCTGCGGTAAGGGCTCTTAAGCGCATATACAAGGCTGAAAAGCTCATCAGCTGTAACAGCATTGTTTGCGGCTGCAGTGATACCGACCTGTCCGCCGTTTGCGGTAAAGATACCGGTAGGCTGACCGGTTCCGGTACCAACGCAGAAAGCCTGCTCTTCAGCAATACCGAAAGCTCTTGCAAACTCATTTGCGATATAGCTTTCAAGATCGAACATGGAGTCCTGAAGAAGCTCGATGGAAACCTTCACAAGGTCAGTAAGCTTATACGCATCGATGGTCTTCTGTGCAAAAGTAGGATCGCTCTCGGTATAATCACCGTTCTCAGCAGTCCACTGTGCCTCGGAATGAGAAGCCGCAACCGGGATCTTCCTCTCAGCACTTGTGGTAATGACCTTCGCAAGACCTCTTACCACGTTTGCCTCATCAAGCCCCATCACGATCTGACGCTCGAACTCTTCCGGAACAAGATAACCGCCGTCTGCCTGAACGCCCTCGGAAAGCACGTTGTGAACAGGTCTCTGTCCACGGAGATGCGCTCCGAAATCTTCCTTATACGCATTGGAAGCACGACCGGTCTTCTCATCGACCTCCTGCTTTGCAGGTCTGCCGGTAAGAGGCGCATTCACAGGTCTGCTAAGCTCTGCCTCTCTTGCCTCAGCTCTCTGCTGACGGTCGATAGCAGCGGTAAGATCCTCGATCTCCTTCTCCATGCGGCTGTATGCCTCGCTGTCCTCAGCGTTAAGAACGCCGTTCTTATCCTCGTGGGTATCCACAAAGTTCTTAGCGGTCTCCCACACCTTCGCCCTCTTCTGAATCATTTCATTGATAGTCATAATTCAAATCCTCCTTAAATGAATCTCTTGATAAAATTTAAGCGCTCCCTGATCTCATCAGCGGAACGCCCATCATCAACATTGTTTTCAGTTACCTCTGTTGCACCGGTGCAACTCTCATCTGGTGCTTTGATCCTGCATTTCGCAGCGATCTTATCCATCAGCGAATTGGTCACCGCTGCTCTGGAAAACATCATCGAAACATCAGGTGCCTCGACATCTTCCTCAGCCCTCTGCATGATTTCATCCGCAAAGCCCAGCTCCAGCGCCTTATGAGCGTCCATCCAAGTCTCAGCATCCATAAGATGCGAAATCTTCGCTCTGCTCATACCGGTCTTGATCTCATAGGCATTCATGATGGAATCCTTCACCGCATCCAGCATTTCAATCGCCTTGTTCATCTCGGTTTTATCCCCGAAAGCGATAGTAGCCGGATTGTGTATCATCATCATGCTGACAGGGCTCATAAGCACCTTTGTACCTGCCATCGCGATCACGCTTGCAGCACTGGCCGCAATGCCATCGATTTTCACAGTCACATCGCCCTTGTAATCCATCAGCATGTTATAGATCTGAGCTGCCGCAACACAGTCACCGCCCGGACTATTGATCCAAACAGTGATATTTCCTGTTCCGGCATTCAGCTCTTCCTTGAAAAGCTCCGGCGTAACATCATCGTCAAACCAGCTTTCCTCAGCTATAGTTCCATTAAGGAAAAGCACTCTCTCAGCCACCTCTTCGCCTGAAGCCTGGTCTCTGATCTTCCTGCTTTTCCAGTTCCAAAACTTCTTCATCGGACTCTTCATCCTCCTTTCCGTTATCAGGTTCCAAGTTGTACGCCGCACCGGCAGACACCAGCGGAACCATGTTTCCGTTTACCAAATATAGATCACCGCCATCTTCCTCCGGAATGCGGTCAAGGTTTTCAAGCTCACGGATATCATTTGCAGACATCCAGCCATTCTGCCTTGCCGTAGCATATCCACTCATGCGGCTCTGATAATCACCTCTGAGCAAACCGTCCACATTGAACTTAAAGAAATATTTCTTCTTTTCATCCGGTGTAAGCAGAGCACGAACCATAGCCTGTTCCCATCTGCTCACCCATGGATCCAGCGTGTACTTCACAAATTCGAGCGATTGCTGCTCAATATTGTTGAAGCTGCTCTTTTCCAGATCTCCGATCATATGCGGCGGAACCCGGAAGATCCTTGCAATCTCATCAATCTGGAACTTCCTTGTCTCCAGGAACTGTGCCTGTTCCGGTGAAATGGAAATCGGCGTGTACTTCATGCCTTCTTCCAGAACCGCAATCTTATTTGCGTTCCCGGAACCCCCGAAGGTTGCCTGCCAGCTTTCCCTGACTTTACTCGGATCCTTGATCGTACCCGGATGCTCCAAAACACCTGAAGGAGCCGCACCATTGGCAAAGAATTTACTGCCATACTCTTCCGTAGCAATCGCAAGTCCGATAGCATTCTTAGCCATCGCAATAGGTGAATAACCTACAAGTCCGTCAAAACCAAGCCCCGGAATGTGAAGCACATCATGTGGCTGAAGCCTTACTGTTCTTCCAACCCTGTCCGTTCCTTTTCTGCCTTTGACATCATCGGAATCGTAAACGGTATATTCGTAATAGAGCCGCCCGTGCTCATCACGATCAACCTTCATCCGATCAGGCATCAGCGGATACAGAGCTACGACTTCACCCTTGCCGTTCCTGATGATCTGGCTGTATGCATTGCCCCACAACAATAGATGCGTCATAAGCGTTTCCCGGAATATGAAACTTGTCATTTCCGGATTCGGCTCATCATGGAGCAAAAAATAAAGCGGATGATCCACCGCTTTTTCCTTACCGCCATCGTCGGTATATCTGTAAAATTGTAATGGCAGGCTCGCAACCGCCTCCGACAGAATCCTCACGCAACAGTACACCGCCGTCATCTGCATCGCAGATCTCTCGGTAACATATTTGCCTGAAGCTGTTCCTCCCAGAAAGAAGCTGTACGTGCTACCAGCTGTTCTATCTGTGGGCTTATCCCTGCTCTTGAACAGGCCGCTTAACATACTCATATCAATAATCTCCTTCCAGAGTTTGATTTATGGCTTCTGCAATTACGAAGAAGCCGATCATCGCAACAATTATCATCTGTATATCTCCTACAGAATGAGCAAACCTCTCGATTCATAAACGCTCTCCTGCTGTTCGCCCTGATTTCGGATACACCGATCAAGTGCCATGATTGCAGCAACAATGCCATCGATCTTTTCTTTTGATCTGGCCTTTGTTACCTTTATGTTTCCTGCCGGATCCGTATCAACCACCACATTTGCAGCCATCCACCTAAGTACCGGATGCCCGCCGTGTATGATCTGACCCTCCATCAATAACCGATAGAAATCTTTGGTCGGACCCGACATACTTGCAAAGCCCTGACCAAACGGAACCATAGTAAATCCGTCACCTTCAAGGTTCTGGATCATCTGCGTCGCATTCCATCTGTCTACGGCGATTTCAAGTATGTGATACTTCTCAGCCAACTCATTGATGAAATGCTCAATGAAGTCATAATGGATCACGTTGCCCTCTGTCGAAAGCAGATATCCTTGACGCTCCCAAACATCATAAGGAACAGAAGCAGCCTTCACCCTCTGAGGTATTGTTTCTTCCGGTACCCAGAAAAACGGAAGAAGGATATACTTCTCATCCGCATCTCTCGGAGGAAACATCAATACCAGTGCTGTGATATCTCCCGTACTTGAAAGATCCAAACCGGCATAACAATCCCTGCCTTCCAGAGCTGCCATGTCGATCTCTTCCGCACCCTTCATGAATATCGCATCCGGAATCCACGCCACTGTACTCGAAACCCACATATTCAGCCTAAGCCATTTGAATGTAACCTCATCAGCCGGATTCTGTTTTGCTTCCCGGTAAGCATCTCGCAAACGCTCAATATCCACGGTATATCCCAAAGAGGGATTCACTTTGTACCAGTTCGCTTCATCCTCCCAGTCTTCATCATCCTTAAGTCCATAGACCACAGGATAAAATGTCGGATCCACACGCCGTCCTTCCAGAATATCCAGCGCCTTCGTATGAAGCTCGAAAGCTATGGAATGTCTGTCCGTGCCTGCCGTGGTTATGATGAAGTGCAAAGGATTCTGACGAGCATCAGAAGATCCCTTGGTCAGAACATCGTATAACTGCCTGTTCGGCTGAGTATGGATCTCATCGAACACCAAGCCGCTTACCGAAAATCCGTGTTTACCCCCGACCTCTGCACTGAGCACCTGGTAATATCCGGCGTTTCCGTAATTCACTATTCTCTTTGTCGCTGTCATCAGCTTCGATCGTTTCAGCAGAGCCGGTGACATCTCCACCATCTGCCTCGCCACATCAAAAACGATGGAAGCCTGCTGACGATCCGCGGCGGCTCCGTACACCTCAGCGGATGGTTCATTATCTGCATATAAAAGATAAAGAGCGACGGCTGCTGCCAATTCGCTCTTACCTACCTTTTTACATATTTCCACAAATGCTGTCCTGAACTGCCGGTTCCCGTCAGGTTTGACGATTCCGAAGATATCCCGGATCAGCTGTTCCTGCCAAGGAAGCAGCCAGAACCTTTTGCCAGCCCACTTGCCTTTGGTATGGCAAAGGTTCTCAATAAACTTCACAGCCCGATCTGCTTTCGCCTTATCATAATGAGAAGTCGGAAGCATAAACTGCGACGGCTTATAATTCTTCAGCTTTGGATAACCCTTAGGCCTTGTTTCTTTTGCCATCAGGAATCACCCCCAAGCAAAGATTCCATTTCATCTTCATCATCCTTACCGATACCGGATGCCGCCATGATCCTCGACCTTGCTGAAGGTGTCAGACCAAACTCGGATGCCGCCTGCATCATGAGCCTTTGTTCCGTGTTACAGATAGCAACCCACGGATTCGGTCTTTGCATACCATTCTCGGTCTCATAGGTAGCACCTTCAGAATTGATATGATCCTGAGCCTCTTTCCATCTTGCATATGACTGACAATATGCTGCAAAAGCGGAACGATCCACTTCAGTAAGCACGCCCATCTGATTCAGTTTTTCAGATAAACGCACCCATTCTTCCTTCGCATCAGGAAGCAGCCACTTAGGACAGTCGGGCATTCCCTTACCCGGAACCGGTTCTTTCTTATTCAATTTTCTCTTACCCGGATTGCCTTCCAGCTTTTTTACGGCTGTAGGCTTTGGCTTTCTTCCAGCCATAGAGCATCGCCCTCCTTTCCGTCAGATTTTCACTTTTCATTTCGCGATTTTGCACGCGAGACCCACCCGCCGTTCTATAGGAGCCGGGGCTGCAGAGATTTTGACTCCCCCTACCCTCGACGGTTTCCCCAGTAATCCCCCCTATGCGCGTGAATCGATGAGTGACACGACTTGCACAGTGCGATCAGATTGTTCCGATCGTGAGTGCCACCTTCACTCAGCGGCTTCTTATGATGAATCTCTTGTGTTTCCACGATGATCCCACGCTCAAAACACAGCTCACAAAACGGATGCTCCGCAGCATACTTGTCACGGATCCTCTTCCATGCTCTGCCGTATCTCTTCTTTGTAGCGGGATCACGCCCATACTTTTCATAGTTACTATTGACCTTCTGCTGATGCTCCGGACAGTACCGTCCATCTGTTAAGTTCGGACAGCCCGGATAACTGCACGGTCGTTTAGGTTTCATCGGCATTTATATCACCACCCACGACAAAGGCTCCGAAGGATTTCTCCCTCAGAGCCTCTTTCATTTTACCTTTCGCCATTATAACAATATCACATAGGCTAACTGTAATTTACTGTAATCTACTGTAAAGATTCAGGAACCGTGATCTGATCCAATGCTTTCCTGTGAAGGATATAAACATTGTCAATCCCGTAATCCAGCTCTATGGCGATCTGCTCCCACCGCATATAGGCAAGATACCTCAGATCCAAAATGGTCTGCAGCTCAGGTTCCTTCACAGCCTTAATCCTGCGGATGATATCCTGCTTCAGATTTACAAGTGTATCCATATCCGCCTTGATCTCAGCTTCCAGCTCCATGATCTTTATCACGGTATCCTCGACCTTGGAATGTCCTTTGTTCGGATTGCGTGGCATATCCGAATATGTGACCGTTGCCTTACTGGCCAGATAATGCAGTTCATCAATCTGCTTCAGTTTACTCTCGATACGCTGGTTCAACCCGAAAGCCTGAGACAGATACTTCTTAGCTTCATTCTGATGTCTGTTCATAATCTACCTCCGATTTGGTTTTATGGTTACGCCCTCGGATTGACTCTGATTGTCTTATTTCTTCCTGAAGCCTTTTGATCAGATATTCCCCGTCCACACTTGTCAGCAGGCTGTACCAACCGGAACGAAAGAACTTCTCTATCTGTAAAGCCTCACTTATCGCATCCTTATTCCTCGGATTCGCTTTTATCTTTTTGAGTGCCACCCTGTAATCAGTCACCGCCTGCAAGACAATGGCGTTCGCCAATCTTTCATAGGGGTCCTCAGCAAGATTCTTGTTAGCTACCATCCATCACCACCTCAGCTTTCACGGCATCGATCAGTGCCCTTTGCGTACTGTCCTTTGCTTCCAAAGCCTTAAGTATCCTCTCATCAACCGTACCGTCCGTAATGATATGGATCACGGTCACATTTTTTGCCTTCTGACCCTGCCTGAATAATCTGCCTATAGTCTGGGAATAAAGCTCCAGGCTCCATGTGATACCGAACCAGATTATGGTATTGCCACCTTCCTGAAGGTTTAACCCGTGACCGGCAGATGCAGGATGAATCAAACCGACCTGTAGCTCACCGGCATTCCATTTCCTGATGCTCTCATCTGAATCCAACCTCTGGAAATTGACCTTTAACGCCGTAAGCCTCTCCGTGATCCTTTTCAGATCATGCTTGAACCAGTACGCTACCAGCACCGGCTTTCCGTTTGCCGATTCGATCAGATCCTCCAAAGCATCAAGTTTTCTCTCATGAAAAGCATTCACGGAACCGTCGTCATCGTAGATAGCGCCATTTGCAAGCTGTGATAATTTACCCGAAAGCGTTGCCGCATTCGCAGCAGTAATCTCTGCCCCCGGAAGCTGTAATACCAGCTCATTTTTCAGTTCTTCATACTTTTCCCGTTCTTCATCATCCAGATAGACCTTATATTCCGTCGAGATCAGTTCCGGCATTTCCAGATAGTCAGATGCCTTCATGGAAATCGTGATATCTGAGATTTTTTCATAAATCCGATCCTCAGCACCGGGCAAAAGCTTGTAGCTGTACACAATCGGACCGTTCACCCTGTCAGGCTTGAAAAAGTTGACTCTGTACTGGCTTATGAAACGCCCAAGCCTCTCACCCATATCCAGAACCTTGAACTCTGCAAAAAGATCCATAAGCCCGTTGCTGCTTGGAGTACCGGTCAGCCCCACGATGCGCTTTACCTTAGGTCTTACCTTCATCAACGCTTTGAACCTCTTCGCATTCCAGTTCTTAAAGGAAGAAAGCTCATCCACAACCACCATGTCGTAATCAAAAGGCAATCCGCTTTCTTCTATCAGCCAGGGAACATTTTCGCGGTTGATAATGTAGATATCCGCATCTACCTTTAGTGCTTTAATCCTCTCTGCCGCCGTACCCACCGCTATGGAGTACCTTAACCCCTGCAGGTGATCCCACTTTTTGATCTCATCCGACCATGTGTTACGGGCAACCCTCAAAGGCGCTATGATCAGCACTTTTGAAACTTCAAAGGACTCAAACATCAAGTAATTCAGGCAGGAAAGGACTATGCTGGTTTTTCCCATTCCGAGATCAAGTAATATTGCCGCTATCGGATGCTGCTTTATAAACTCGATCGCGTATTGTTGATATTTATGTGGCTTGTATTTCATCTAAAATTCCTCCGATTTGCTCAACCCCATCAAGAATGTATGTGGGGAACCCTAATTTTTCTAAAACCCTGTGCCGTGATACCTGTAAAGCTCTTGGCTTTTCGCCCGGTGCCTTAACCTCCACCAAACCGAAATGCCGTCCTGGCAAAAATACCAATCTGTCGGGAACGCCCGCATAACCGGGACTCACCCACTTGGGACATATGCCGCCTCTGGCTTTTACCTCACGCACAAGTCTCTGTTCTATGGCTTTTTCTCTCACTGCGACACCTCCATCAAATCCTAAAGGTGACAGGTGGTGATAGGCATTTCATAAACCCTCTATATAAGGATTTTTCAGCCTAAAAATCGCCTATACGGGGTTTTAGAAACACCTATCACCTGTCGTCACCCTTACAAGAAATCCTGCCCCTCTTTAAGCTTCAAACCATAGAAAAATGCGCCTTTCTTGGTCTTGCGCTTGCTAAATCCAGCATTTTCCAGAGCGGCATTAAAATCACCGTTCGGTCTCGTGAAATCACCGTTCTGAATGGCATACTCACGATACTTCTGATAAAGCTCCCCGGACTTTTCCGTAAAGGATTCATCCACTTCGCAGCACTCGCTGATAAAATGCCCCAGCCAGTCGTTTTCCTCACGATACGCATTGATGGCATCCTGCACGCACTTGGGAAGCTGGGTCTTGAACTCAGCATCGATTGCCTTTTGGGCACCTTCGATCACCCACTTTAAAATGTAACCACCTGCCTTCTCGTAAAGATAATCAGCGTAGTTCTTGATATCGCTGTCACCCACGATCTTTGCATTGAACGGGATCACGATCAGTCTGCGCCAGATGCCGTCATCATTCGCTCCCACCTTGGGAAGATGGTTCGTATAGAGCACCAGCGTATGACTGGGTACAAACGCAAAAGGAGCCTTGTACTTCTTCTCAGCGAAGATCTCATCCGTGGAGCAGAGCTGCTTCACAACAGCCGTGTTCAGTCTCATACCTTCCTCCATCTCGGAAGCGATGATGAGACGCTTACCCTTAAGCTCAGCCATTTCCGGCTTCACGTTTCTCTTGCACCCAACCGTCAAGGTCTCAGCCGATAACTTGCCGCTGTAGGTTCCAAGCACTCTCGATATGGTGTTCCAGAAAGTACTCTTGCCGTTTGCGCCACTGCCATAAGCAATGATGAGATGTTCCTGATAAACCTTGCCGACCGCTGCCATACCGACAACCATCTGAACATAGTCGATCAGTTCCTTATCCCCGGAGAAGAAAAGCTCCAGGCACTGATCCCACAGTTCCTTGCCGTCATCCGAAGGTGAAACATTGGTGATCTTCGTGATTAGATCCTCTGGATTATGAGGCTGTTCGCCTGCAATGCCTTTTTCAAGGTTGTATGTTGCATAAGGTGTATTTAAGAGCTTTTCATCCTTATCAAGATCCGAAACACTCACTGCCAGCATGGGCTTCGCCGCATTCAGGGCTGACACCACATATTTATAATCACGCCTCTTCATAACGAAAGCCAGATAGGACTTGGCTCCCATGAGCATGAAAACAAGCTTCAGATTGTCAATGTTCACTGCCTTTTCCAGGGTCTTGCCGCCTGCCTGTATCGCTGATTCATCAACGCCCGCGTCCTTCAGCGCCTTTACTGCGATCTGCACATATTCCTGAGCATCCGCAAGCTGAAGATCCAAAAACTCTTCCATAGCACCGACCGCAAGCTGCCTGTCTTCGATCCAAGCATCGCCGTCATATCTTAAGTAGTCCGTGGCATCCGAGTACCTGAGCTCTTCGCCGTATTCCTTGCACAGCACCTTTGCCTGCCCGATATCCGAATAGTCATCGGGCTTTAAGGATCCGGCATCAAAATCCGAATTGTATTCATCGGGCTCCACGTATCCGGGCTGAGTCTTCACCTTTGTCCTATAGAATTTCAGAGCTGAATACCATATGGTCTTAAGCTCATCCTCTTCCATCGGCGGATCACACTTTGCCGCTTCATCAAGGAATACCTGCTTCGCCTTATCCGTCTCTCCGAATCTCTTCAGTGCCCTGCCTGCAAAATGGGATAATGTCTTATTTCTTGTGCCCTGCAGTATCGGACCGCCGCTGTAACCTGTTCCGGCATCAGCGTCATCAGGTTCAAGGCCTACCTCTTCATCGATGTTCACCCAGCCTTCATGCCATACAACCTCTCCGGCATCAGATCCGAAAATAAACCTGGCTGCATCCAGCGCATTACCGTCAAAGAACGGGAACGCCTTGTGTATCGCCCTTTTGATGGCGGCATACTTATCAGCATCCGTGATCTCTTCTATAGGAAAGTAGACATGGAACTTGGGTCTTGCTGCCTTGCCGTCCTTTTCCTTCATATGGTTCCTGCTTGGAACCGCTGCATAGCTCACTGAGTCAAAGAGCTCTTCCAGCTTCTCGAAGGTAATCCAGTCAGCAGGATCATCTGAGTGGTCATTATCGCAATCCATCACGATAACGTTGGACTTAAGGAAGTTGCTGATGTTGCGGTAGTTTTTAGTAAACTCTCCGCACACATGGTCAAACCTGACCGCCTCTTTCAGCTCATCTCCTGATGTGATCTCTTTCCTATTGGGATACACACAGTTTTGGGCATCGGCAGTCACGTTTGCTGTCTGTAAAATTAAAAACATAATTCTGCCTCCTGTTTATTTATGAAGTTGTCATTGTGCCAGTACCTTCGACCCTCAATGGAACCACCCCTTTCACGCGAGTAGTAAAGCCCTGTCTGGGCTTTCCAAAGGTCTAGGTATCAGTCCGCCGCTTTTTCCGATTTTTTCTGAACTTTTTTCAAAATTTTTCCAAGAGGCAGAATCGCTTCCTTTATAGAAGAAAAATCCGGTCACCCACGACCGGAAATTTTTTTTGCTTAAAAATCGGAAAATCATCGCTTCTGATACCTAGACCTGTGAAAAGGCGGTTGAGAGATCAGGTTTCAAAAATAATTTTCAAGAAAAATCGGAAAAACACCTGAACTGATACCTAGACCTTTGAGAACGGCGAAAGGAGGTCGGGAGATGAACGACAGAACTATTTCGTGAGCCGCCCCGGATACCACGGCGGCGGCAGATCAGAACCTTGAAAACAAAATATTCAGAATAAGGAGAATGACAAGATGAGCAAAATGAGCGAACTGTCACAGGTCTTAGATGATCTCATCTCCTGTGGCGAAAAGATGATTCAGACAGCGAACGCTATCAAGGAATGCTTCACAGCAGATGATGCTCCTGCTGCGGAACCTGAGAAAAAGGCAAAGCCTGTAAAGAAGGAAGCAAAAGCTCCTGAGGCAAAGACCTATTCAAAGGAAGATGTCAGAGCCCTGCTTGCTTCCAAAGCAAATGAGGCAGGCGGCCAGTTCAAAGCCCAGGTGAAAGCCATAGTTAAGAAATATGCAGACGGTGGAAGCCTGACAGACATCCCGGCAGAAAGCTACCCCGCCCTTGTGAAAGAAGTGGAGGGACTTGCCGATGCCTAGACACGCATATCTTTCTGCATCAGCATCGCACAGGTGGCTGTCATGTCCACCATCAGCAAAGCTGTGTGCAGAGGTAAAGGATGAAGCTTCTCCATACGCCCAACAGGGCACCGATGCCCATGAGCTGTGTGAGTACAAGGTTCTCCATGCGTTAGGCGAAGACGTTAAGGATCCAACCGAGAATCTGGACTACTTCGATACCGAAATGGATGAAAGCACCGATGAATACTGCTCCTATGTTATGGAACAGTATGAAAAGGCAAAGCAGTTATGCAAGGATCCGCAGGTACTCGTAGAACAGAGGCTGGATTTCTCCAAATGGGTACCCGATGGTTTCGGCACCGGTGATTGCCTCATCATAGCCGACAAAGTGCTTCAGATCATAGATTTCAAATATGGTCTCGGAGTTCTGGTAGAGGCTGAGAACAATCCGCAAATGATGTGTTACGCACTCGGAGCCCTGGACACCTATGACGGGATCTACGACATCGAATCGGTAGAAATGACAATCTTCCAGCCAAGACGTGGAAATGTCAGCACCTTCACCATCAGCAAGGAAGACCTTCTGAAATGGGCTGAAGAGTTCCTGGCTCCGATCGCACAGCTTGCCTACAACGGCGAAGGCGAATTCCATGCTGGTGATCACTGCCAGTTCTGCAAGGTAAAGGCGACCTGTCGTAAACGTGCAGAATACAACATGGAACTTGCGGCTTATGACTTTGAAGAGCCCGCGATGCTTGATGAGGATGAGATTGCGGAAATCCTTCCAAAGATTGATTCCCTCATCACATGGGCGAACGACCTTAAGGATTATGCGCTGCAACAGGCACTGTCCGGCGTAACCTACAAAGGCTTCAAGGTAGTCGAAGGCAAATCCAACCGTAAATACACGGATGAGAATGCAGTCGCTGAAACCGTTAAGCAGCATGGATACGATCCATATGAACAGAAGCTTCTGGGAATCACAGCAATGACTTCCCTGCTTGGGAAGAAGAAGTTTGAAGAACTTTTGGGTGGGCTCATTTCAAAACCGCCCGGAAAACCAGCACTTGTGCCTGAGTCAGACAAAAGACCGGCACTCAATACGGCAATAGATGATTTCAATGATTAAGGAGGACAAAATCATGCCTAAGTTTATGAATGCTACTAAAGTCATCACGGGAGTCAACACCAGATGGAGCTACGCGAACGTCTGGGATCCCAAGTCAATCAACGGTGGAGCACCTAAGTACAGTGTCTCCCTCATTATCCCCAAGTCCGATACCGCTACTATTGAGAAGATCAAGGCGGCGATCCAGGCAGCCTATGAAGAAGGTGAGTCCAAGCTTAAGGGCAACGGCAAGTCCGTTCCTGCCCTCTCAACTCTTAAGACACCTCTTCGCGATGGTGATCTTGAAAGACCTGATGATGAGGCTTACAAGAACAGCTATTTCATCAATGCCAACAGCTCTACGGCACCCGGCATTGTGGACGCTGACAGACAGCCTATCCTTGAACGTTCGGAAGTTTACTCCGGCGTGTACGGCAGAGCCAGCATCAATCTGTACGCTTTCAACAGCAACGGCAATAAGGGTATCGCCTGCGGCCTGAACAACCTTCAGAAGATCCGCGACGGTGAACCCCTCGGCGGTAAGAGCCGTGCAGAGGATGACTTCGCTACGGCGGATGATGAGGATGATTTCCTCGACTGATGTAACCTGTAAACCTGTAACTCGGGCGGCGGCAACATATACAACCGCCGCCCACCTTTTTAAGGAGGCAAATACCATGAATATAACGGAGATTCTTATGATATTGGCAAGCAAAGGGTATCCGGCGAAAGAACATGACGTGGTAAAGAACGGCGTTACCTGTAAAGGTATCATGCTGAAAACCGGAATGAATGCAAATCCCGTTTTTTATTTGAATGATATCTTATGCGAGAACGATACGGAGGAAAAGGTAGCCAACAGGATCATCGCATTTTACAAATCCAGCCCGATTCCGCCGATAAAGCCCGATGTCCTTAAGGACCGGAAGTGGGTACTCGATCATCTCACCATCGCCCTGCAACGCACTTCAGACGAAGACCTTGTGAAAAAGGCCACTACCTTTGACGGTATTGAGCAGTACCTGCTTCTTATCGACAAGAACGATGACGGAGCCTTTTCCATAAAAGTCACTGCACCGCTTCTTAAGAATATCGGTATCACTGAGTCAGATGCCTGGGATGTAGCTGATATTCACTTGATAAACAGCTTTGAGATAAAGAGCCTCGGTTCCGTTCTCGGAGATGCCATCTTTGACACCTTCCCGGGCGAAGACCGAGTCGGACTCCATGTCGTTACCACAAAGAATAAGATCAAAGGTGCCGCTGCCATTCTCTGGCACGGAGCATTGAAAGAATTTGCGAATAAGTACGACACCGATAAGCTGGTTATCATCCCGTCATCTGTGCATGAAATGCTGATCATACCCTATGACGGCACTCAGGATATCAATGAGTTTTCAGCTCTGGTAAAGGAGGTCAATGCCAGCCAGGTTCCCCCTGAGGAACAGCTTGCGGATCAGGCATATCTCATAACCGTATGACGAAAGGAAAAGCATATGAAGGAAATGTCAATTGATTTGGAGACTTACAGCGACATTGACATCAAAAAATGTGGTGCCTACAAGTACGCTGAGTCTGATAATTTCGAGATACTGCTCTTTGGCGTTTCCGTGGATAACGCACCGGTGGAAGTCTATGATCTTGCCGCCGGTGACGAAATCCCGACGGAGATCCTCGAAGCACTATCTGATGAAAACGTAACAAAATGGGCTTATAATGCCGCATTTGAAAGAGTCTGTCTTTCAAACTGGCTCAGGCGGCATCACCCCGAATACTTCAAAACCTACAGCGTCGAAGGTGATCCGGTTCAGAACTATCTGGATCCGGCATCTTGGAGATGTACCATGATCTGGGCTGCCTATATGGGCTTGCCCCTCTCCCTCGAAGGCGTTGGAGCCGTGCTGAAATTACAGGATCAGAAAATGAAGGAAGGTAAAGACCTGATCAAATACTTCTGCTGCCCCTGCAGGCCTACAAAGTCAAATGGCGGCAGAACCCGTAATCTTCCGGAACACGCCCCTGAGAAATGGGAGACCTTTAAGGCCTACAACAAAAGGGATGTTGAGGTAGAGCTTGCCATCAAGCACCGTCTGGCAAACTATCCTGTTCCTGAGTTTATCTGGGATGAATACCACCTCGATCAGGAAATCAACGACAGAGGCATTATGCTGGATATGGCAATGGTCGAGAATGCCATCGCTTTTGATGAACGCTCCAAGGCTTCTCTCATGCGCTCCATGCAGGATATCACAAACCTTGATAACCCGAACAGCGTAGCCCAGATGAAGCAGTGGCTCTCCGATAACGGCGTAGAGATGGAATCCCTTGGTAAAAAGGAAGTCGCAAGCTTTGTCAAGGATCCTGACGGTAACGCTAACGGTAACATCAGAGAAGCCTTACAGCTCCGACTGCAGCTTGCAAAGAGTAGCGTGAAGAAATACCAGGCTATGCAGAATGCGGTATGCAAAGACGGCAGAGCTCACGGTATGTTCCAGTTCTACGGAGCCAACCGTTCCGGAAGATGGGCCGGAAGGCTGATACAGTTGCAGAACCTTCCGCAAAACCATATGTCAGATCTGGCTGAAGCCCGTGAGCTTGTCCGTACCGGTGACTATGATACCCTTGACCTGCTTTATGATGATATCCCGGACACCCTCAGTCAGTTGATCCGCACGGCTTTTGTAGCGAAAAACAACCACAAGTTTATCGTATCGGATTATTCAGCCATCGAAGCCCGTGTTTTGGCTCATCTTGCCGGTGAGACCTGGCGCTCCAAGGTATTTGCTGAAGGAAAAGACATCTATTGCGCCAGCGCAAGCCAGATGTTCGGCGTACCCGTGGAGAAGCACGGAGTGAACGCCCACCTCAGACAGAAGGGCAAAATCGCTGAATTGGCGTTAGGCTACGGCGGATCCGTAGGAGCCCTCAAATCTATGGGTGCCTTGGAGATGGGCTTATCCGAGGATGAACTGCAGCCGCTGGTCGATTCCTGGCGTGCCTCCAATCCGATGATAACAACCTTCTGGTGGGATGTTGACCGCGCCGTAAAAACAGCAATCTCAAAACGTATACCCACAGAGGTTCGCGGGATCAGGTTCTCTTACAAAAGTGGAATGCTTTTCATCAAGCTTCCTTCCGGCAGATGCCTCTCCTATGTGAAACCACGTATCAGTGAAAACCGTTTCGGTGGCGAATCCGTCACCTATGAAGGCATCGGAACCACAAAGAAGTGGGAACGCATCGAAAGCTATGGTCCGAAATTCGTTGAGAACATCGTGCAGGCAGTCTCCCGTGATCTTCTCTGTTTTGCAATGAAGAACCTCAGCTATTGTTTCATCGTCGGACACGTGCATGATGAGCTGATCATCGAAGCCAACCAGGATGTAGATGTAAAAGCAATCTGTGATCAGATGGGCAGATCCCCCGACTGGATGCCGGATATCCTGATTCGCGGGGATGGATATGCTACACCGTGGTACAAGAAGGATTAAGCAAGAGGCGGCTCCGCTGTGGAGTCGCCTCTCTTTTTATACCGTAGTAGTTTCTTTTCTCATCTCTCGATAGATAACACCGGCCAATGCTCCCATGATGGCATTGTACTTTGTCTTATCTTCAAACAAAGCAGAATATGACAATAACCAACCCATACTCATGCGGCTTAAACGGGCCTCTAAGTATATCCGCCACATTCCAGATCATGGTAGCTTTCTCGGCAATATTGCTTCCTACCACGTTAAATTTCTCATTTGCCATCAGAATCGACCTCCTGTCATTATTTGTCAGCATTGGCGCTTTTTCCACTTGTAATCCAAACATCCACTTCAGATACCTTGAACTTATACTGTCTACCTACTTTATGGCCAGGAATAGCCCCTTTTTTTATCCAACCTCTTACAGTGTCTTTGCTGACCCCAAGATATTGAGAAATCTCTTCCATATTTAGCCATCTCTCATATTCAGTGTTAATGTTGTTTATGTTTTCCATAAGCACCTCGTATTACTTTTAAAAATCATCATCGTCGTCATCAATACTTGCATATTTATCAACCAACGAACGATAGTAATCTTTTACTCTAAAATAGATATCACGTGCTGGGCAGGTATCCTTACTCCACAGTTCTATGATTGCTCCGAATTTATCAGGCTTTTTCAAAGCATCGTTGAAATTGAAAAGATAAAAATGTCCGAACTCAACCGGCTCTCCGTTCTCATCTGTAATAATCTGCTCCATTAACTGCTTTTCTTCTTTCCAAAACTTCTTATTTTTCGTCAATCTGCGCGGTATTCGCACTGTAGGATAAGCACGTAATTTTCCATCCTTCAATACATGCTTTTCAGCATATATTGTTTCTACCGCCAGCTCTGGATACTTGAATTCATCTCCTTTTGCTATCATCGGAAAATCTATTGGCAGCTGTAATACTCTTATAACAAGAGACATCAACTGTGACGATGGTTCGTTATTACTCCTATAAAACGGATGCCTTCCTACCGCCATTTCCTCCATGTTATATTTTTGGACATAATTTTGTTCAGTAATTACATACCCCCATGAGGAATATCCTATAGCCAAAAAACGCCAATAGTCATTGAACTCATCATCTTTTTTAAATATGCTCTCTAAAAATGGCATGATGATGAATCTTTCAACCTTGTCCGGAGCAAGATCATACAGCATATCCATTGCATACAAATCGTCAAACAAAACTCTGTCCGACGATTCCATAGATTTTCCTAGTTTTCTCAAGGTTGAATCATCTTGTCTTGAATAATAGTCTGCAAAGAAATACTCCTGAAACGATCTATGCAAGAAATGATAAGTCTGTCCTTCTTCATACATCAAGCAGGCACTATGACAGACATCAAAAAGGAAATTGTCCCTCTTCATAAGAGGCGAATCCAATCTTTCAACAGAATGAAGCTTTTCAAAATACTTATCAAATGTTTTTAGATCAAATTCATAATCACCCTTCCTGTATGACTTCGCACATAATTCTCTAAAGACCAATGTAAAATCCGATGGATCTGTAACACTCTGAAACACTCTTTTATATGCGAGTTTGTCTGAATCATGTCTCTGTAACAAGGTCTGATATGCCTGTTCATAAAAAACATACTTTTTCTCAGGGACATCCGCAAATCGGCGGTAATTCATAAGCATGAGCGTGAGCAAGAGTGGATTACGTACAAAACCGGAATGCGTTCTAAAATATTCTTTTTCAAGTTTTTCTCTGAATTGTTGCTTAAATCTTGGTTCTTCAGGGCAATACTCCAATTTATCAATCAATTGAAGCGCCTGCTGGTTAGAAAAAGGCATCATTCCAAACACAGTGAACCTTGAAAGCTCTACGAAACTCGAAAACCTTCTGGTTGACATAACAAACTGATTGTCAGAATACCTATCAATTAGAGAATCAAGCTGCTGCTGAAATTTTTTCATGTCCGCAGACTTTATTTCATCCAAACCATCTAGCAGTAACTGGCACTTGCCCTCCGAAAGCACTTTATCTAAATGCGCAGCTGAAAACGATATATCAAATCTATGAACAGAGTCAACTATTATAGAAAAAAGATCATTATTGTCCGCCCCAAACTCTCTTAGGGTTACTAATATCGGAAGCAATCCTGTTTTGGAGTATTCTCTAATGGATGACAAGAACAAATGTCTCATCATCATGGATTTTCCTATACCTCCCATTCCAACTAATAACACAAATCTGGAACGTTCTTTTAGTTTCGCCAAGGTTACATTTTCAATTTTCAGATCATCTGGTAACTGGTTATGTCTTAATGGAAATCCGACATACTCGGCGCTAATAGTATTACACACAAAAAAATCATCAAACGGTTTTTCTTCAGAAGAATACAACAAAGTCTTCATTTTAGAATACTTTGCTATTGATTTAGAGACATAGGTTGGGAACTCATCAACTTCAATATATGCTCTAATTTCCTCCACAATAACGTCATCAGCAAGCCCAAATCCTTCTATCAATTTTTTTAATTGTTTAGCCAACGCAGCGGCTAATGCATGTTTATCTGGGATAATGCCATTCAAAACATCCCCACAAAAACTCGATATCAAGTCTTCTACTGCCTTCTCATTAAGATCATTTGATAATGCCCTTGTGACGGCAACCTCATCAAATGTCTTCTGCATTACCTTCCATAGTTCTTCTGAAGGTTCACGGTCGCCCTTAAACCATTTTCTAAACAGATCTTCTGATAAAGCCAATTCTGTATCCGCTTTTTCAGCAAGCGATATTCTCACAAAATATTCTGCTATCGCCGGTTGCGATACCTTCCCCTTAACTCCACTTGTACTCTTTACAGAAGTATAAAAAGGCTGGCAAAACTCACTATAGTTCAAAATACTCTCCTCCTTGGTGCTTGTCCGATTTGTCTGCTTTTTGTCCTATGTATCTCGGTATTTGTCCAATTCAGCGTCCACGATTTATCAATTCGGCTCGGTTATCATAAATATATCGACCGGTGCAGTGAAATCAATCGGAACAGCTATTTAGTGCTATTTTTGCTTATTCATAGTTATTCCTATTTATTTTACAGCATTTTTTGGCAGATTTCAACAAGAAAGCTCGCCATTGCAGGGTAAAAAACAGGTTCACTTTGTTGCCTGTGACATGACGGAAACGATTTTTCAAAAAAGTTTCAAGAAAAATCGGAAAACCGACAGAAATGATACCTAGACCTATGAAGGTCGAAAAAAGAAGTTACATCGTCCAGGCGTAAGACGTTAAACTGCTCCCTCTCCCATAAGCTTCCGGACGCGGGCTGAAAAGGTTTGTGGGATGAGACAACCAAATACAGTGTCAGTACCTTTCAGCAGCTGACCAGAAACCGACAACAGGAGGAAATGTTGTGGGCTGGTCAAACACTGCCAAAAAGAGGCTGTCAACCCAGGCTTTCCTCCAGGAGAAAACCCAAGGAGGCAAAGATCATGGGAAGAACAGCAGATTACAGCAATACTAAGAAGTACAGCGACAAGAAATCATTCGACGGAGCACCCGTTGAAGACGACAAGGTTCTGGTTCCTTTTCTCAGGGACAAGTTCCATCTGAGATCCGGTGAGTACATTGATGACAATTTCACCACCATGCATCTCGGAGAGTTTAAGTATCCGATTGGCTTTATGGCGATCAGGGAAGACAAGTACGCAGAATATATGAGAGATTTCTGGGATGAAGTCAATAAGGATATGGAGCTCAGGCGCGAAGGCAGATGCATAATTGGCGTGAATCCCGATGGCACAGACAAGATCTGCCCCAACACTCACAGATGTAAGGGATGCCCTCACAAAGGACTGTTGGAACGTCACAATAAAAAGCGTGTAGAGATTCTGTCTCTGAATTATGAATTTGAGAACGAAGGCTTCGATATCGAGGATGACAGGTACCCTTCCGTTGAAGATCAGGTGATCAACGAATTATGCCCTGAGCCTACATTCGAAGATGTCAGAGACAGAGCTATCGCTTACCTCGAAGGCCGCAATGCCCGTCATGCTCAGATCATCAAACTCGAACTCGAAGGCAAGTCCATCGATGAGATCTGCATCGCAATCAAGCTTAAGTCCAGTCGCGGCAGAGAAGTGATCAACGAAGCAAACGATGCTCTCTGCGATTATCTCAAAGCCCCTCACATGAAGACCGGACATCGTAAGTAAACAGAAAATGAGCGGTAACATCCATCGTCAGGTGCTACCGCTCTTATTTAATGTCTTTTCTTGACAGGCCTACGCCCATTGAGTTGAAACTTATCATGAGATTTTATGGATCTGATAACTCTGTTCAGATCTCCGTCAAAACGCTTCTGCAGGTGATATTCGTCACCGACATGGTGTTTGTGAAAGACAACTATCAGCGGACCATCTGGCAACTCCACTGAATGGAGCTGCCACATATGGCGGGTATTCCGCGACAAAAGCGTTATGTCATAATCGCTCGCAATGATCACTTCAAAGTATTTTCTGTCCAAATTGCTTAATTCCTGCTGGGTATACATACGCTTACGCCCCCTTCCTCATAAAATACTGTTCTAATGCCTCTTCCAATATGCCTTGCACATCCTTTGCAGCCACATTAGCAAAGTATCTGCTATACACTTTTGCCGGAAGCTTCACACTGACAGGTCTCTTTATCTCAGATACAGGTTTGTCCAGCCCGAACACTTCCTGCACGCTCTCTTTTGTAATAGATCCTGCTGCCGCTCTGAGCTTATCTGCCTTATCCTTTTTGAGTTTGATGCAGTTCTCTTCCATAACTCCCAGCACAAGAGCCTGCTCTTCCTCGGAAAGAAAAGATAACTCCACACCGGCTATTATCGTAAGAGATCCATCATCCAGCATATCCTTAAAAGCAGGTATCAGATGATTGCAACGTACATACCTTGCAATATTGCGACCGGTCATGCCGTATTCCTGCCCGATCAACTCCCTGGACTTCGCCTGTCGGTGGACATGATGTCCACCGTCTCCATTGAGCAGGTGAAGTTCTTCCATAATTTCTTCCCTTTTCTTGGTGCCGCAAACCCTGTCATACCGTGTTGACAGTACCGCTATTCTCTCCGATACCAACAGATCATTAAAGGAACGCTGGATTACATTGGTCTCAACCACATATACCCACGCCTCTTCATCCGACAGGCCTTCCTTGACGATAGCAGGAACCTCTGTAAGTCCTGCAAGCTTTGCGGCATTCTGTCTATTATGCCCTGCCAACATTTCATATCCGGATACTGTCTTCTGCACAATTACCGGTGTAAGGATACCATGCTCACGGATGCTCTCCACCATATCATTCAGCCGTTCACCCTCATACAACTTGAAGGGATGCTCATGGAACGGAATTATCGCATCAATCGGAAGCATCTGAACACCGCCCTCGGGCTCTGTGCCGGTCAGCAGATCTATCGCATCATAAAACACTTTTCTTTTAGGTTGATTTGCTTTCATATCCGATCAACTCCCTTCCAAAATCCATATATGCCTTGCAGGCTTTGGTCTGCGGCGCATATTCCAAAAGCGGCTCACTATAATAAACACTCTCGCCTACCTTAACGGTACTCGGGATCTTGCTTTCAAATACTCTGATCTGACCTTCAAAGGTCTCCGTCACCTGCTCTGATATCACCTTACAGAGATTAGTCCTTGGCTCGCACATCGTAAGCAGGATCCCTTCAACTTCCAGTTTCGGATTAATGCGGTTCTTGATCTTCTTTATGGTCTTAAGAAATTCCTGCAATCCGACCATAGCCAGAAGCTGAGGATTAACCGTGATCACAACACCGTCCGCTGCCGCCAGAGCATTTATGGTAAGCGCCCCAAGTGCCGGACAGGTATCCACGATCAGATAATCATATCTGTCCTTTAACGGCTCCAAGATATTGGCCAGCATCTTCTCAGCTCCCATTTCAAGCCTCAGCTTTGCATCCACCGCCGATAACACCATAGATGACGGGATAAAATCCACTCCATTACGGCTCTGAACATATTCCGATGCATCCGGCATTGCTTCTTCTTCAATCTGAGCCATCATCAGATGCCCGATTGTCACCAGTACCGCCGCTGTATCCTCTATCCCAAAGCAGGTTGAGAGATTTGCCTGGCTATCGAAATCCACTGCCAACACTCTCTTCCCCATACTTGCAAGAGAATATGCCAGATTATAGGTACTCACACTCTTACCTACACCGCCTTTTGTCGCTCCAATGATTATTACTTTTCCTCTCATACGCCGTACCCCGCTTTCTGCTCTGCCACAAACTGAGCATGGATCTGTTCCTTTTCTGCCTCAAACCTCTTCTGCAGAGCCTTAAGCTCTCTTTCCATGAAGGTCGCCTCTGCTTTCTTCATTTCAGCTTTTTTTTGTATCCGGCGTGATAATGATCTTGCCATCCTCAAAGCTGACGGAAATATAATCCCCAATATGAAAGTTCAGCTGCTCCAACCACTTCCCTTTGAGCATGATCGTCGGTACGGACTGATACTTGTAGCCCGACATGCCATAAACCTTTACACTTCTCTTTGTCATAGATTGTCACTCCTTTACTCTGATAATCTCCGGAAATCTGAGGAAAATAGGCAGAATACGCCTAAAGAATAGAATCACCCCACATTTCCCCTGAGTCGGATGATTAGACTGGAATCCGACTCTGCTCTTGGTTACAATGTAGGTGATGAATTGAACGGGCCCGTGCTTTTCAGCACCCTATAATAAAAAATGGACTAAGTCTAAGCGGCTTTCCTCTTTCTGAAAGTCAAATGACTTAGTCCTATTATATGGTTAGCACCCGATTCTGTCAAGTAGGGACTAAAACTTTTTTCAGGACATTTTCATTTGTCCACCAAACTGCGGTAAATCTCCAAATCCTGATCCTTAAAAACATTGAACAGAACCTTAATATCGCTCCCCGTCCTATCCAGATAATTCCTGACCGTCTCCACAGCAATCTCCGCTGCCCTCTGGTTCGGGAACATAAACACACCAGTAGATATACAACAAAAAGCTATACTCTTAACGCCATTCTCATCTGCCAGCTCCAAACATGACCTGTAACATGAAGCCAGAAGATCCTCTAACTCCTTGGTTACACCCATCGTTGCTATAGGCCCAACCGTATGCTCCACATATTTGCAAGGCAGATTATATGCCGGTGTGATCTTCGCCTGTCCTGTAGGCTCCTCATGTCCCTGAGCCAACATGATCTCATTCATCTTAAGACGCAACTGGATTCCGGCTTTGCTGTGGATAATGTTATCGATGCAACCGTGCAAAGGTTGGAAACATCCAAGCATCTGGGAATTAGCGGCATTCACAATCGCATCCACCTTCAACCGTGTGATGTCTCCCTGCCACAGATACAGCCTGCTATCGGACTTCACCGGCGTAAGCTCATCAATGTCCACGAAACCATCTTTAGCATTCTCCACCTGCAGGTATTCATCCTGTACCTGTAAGAATTCATCACTGATGAAATGTGGCATTCTCACATTCATAAGCGACCTGAGCATATCTTTTTGTCCCTTCTCATCATCAGGGATCTGATATTTCCTGTATTCTATCCTCTCGGAAAGTAGCTTCTTTATCAGCCAAATCCGCCTCTCTTCATGAGTCATAATAATCATCCCTTCCATAGGTCGTATCACGCAAAAAGCACCTATACGTATTATATCGTACAGGCGCAAGGATTAATATACTGCTCTTTGCTCAAAATTTGAATTTAATTGTCATTCTGTCATCTGGAAATACTTCAGCTGACTCAATATACTTTTCCCAGATTTCATCTGTAATCTCATCCTTATCCAAGATGGACTCATCAATATCAGCATCGCTTTCATCATCCATCAGGTCACGGATAGCCATAATTCTTTCCTTCAGTACATCTATTTCCTGATCATACTCAGTTTTTCTTTCTCTGAAAGTTTCCCTGTCTATAGTTCTATCAGCAAGCTTTTCAAAAAGAAACCGTTTTGAAGTTTCAACTTTGTGCAGTTCAGCTTCAGCTTCTTTTAATTCATCCTCCGGCGATTTACCCTCTGCTTTCTTTTTCAACTGACGTTCTCTTTCTTCAAAAAAAGCTCTGATATGTCCCTGCAAATCCTTCAGCACAGCCTCATCAGCTTCCCTTTTCTTCATCCTGATACGCGAGCAATCAGAATCCGGCATATCATATTTCCTGCAGCAATACAGGTTAGCACTTGTATTACGTAGGCTTCTCCCACATATACCGCATCGATAATGATATTTCTTATTTGACCTCTTCTTTTTATTCCTGGTACACCTCATTCTCTGAACGGCATCAAATTTATCCTTTGTGATGATGGCCTCATGCATATCTGGAACAATTATCCAATCCTCTTTAGGTCTACACTTTGTTTTCCCAGTAGCAGGATCAGCCATAATCTTATGAGAGATTACGGCGCCCGTATATCCCTCATTTTTTAGCATCGCATCGACCTGTGACGGAATCCAACCCGGATGTCCTTTGCGATTTGGATGCGTGACAGAGAGTCCTTTGCTAAGCCGATACTCCGTAGGGCATAAAATCCCACGGCTGTTAAGCTCCCTTGCTATCAGAGCCGGTCCGATCCCTTTTAGTCGCATGGAAAATATTTCCTTCACAACCTCTGCCGTCTCAGGATCCACTTCTAGGCTGTGTTTGTCACCAGGTGTCTTTCTATATCCGTACATAGCCTGCGAAGCGCCACATTTCCCCTGTTCAGCCAGTCGAGTCTTTGCAATCCGCTCTTTCTTGGACAAATCCCTCGAATAATAATCGTAAACAAGGTTTTTAAAGGCAATATCAAGACCACCCTCTTCCAAATCACTGTCATAATTGTCATTCACCGAAATGAACCTGATGCCCAGGAACGGAAAAATCTGTTCAAGATAATCTCCCAGTTCTACATAATCCCTGCCGAATCTTGAACAGTCCTTTACAATAATACAGTTTATCTTCCCCTTCCTGCAGAGCTCGATCATTTCCGTAAAACCCGGTCTGGTATCAAAGTATCGCCCAGACAATCCATCATCAAAACGCTCTATGATCTTACATCTCTTGAATTCATCATGCTTGTTGATATAATTCTGGATTAGCCTTCGTTGTGATGTTATACTGCCACTTTCATCTTTCCCTTTTGGAAGATAGTCGTCCTCATTTGACAGCCTCATATACATGCAGATTGTATAAGTATCAGGAAGAATTGTTCCTTTACTTCTCATGCTGACTCCCTCCCTTCAACCAGATCCGCAAATTCTGCCAGCTCATCTGCGAAAACATATTCCACTTCCATCCTGTCGTCCGCATAATAATAAATGCTCTTGATAAAAGTTCTTACAATCTCATTGGTGAGTTTTTCAAAGCCTGCATATTTACGAAAGGATTCGCTCATATCAGAATCACCTTCATATCCCGGAATCCAGGACTGTTCTTCTGCGGCAAGTTCCTCCATATGTGTTTCAATTTCCACTACCTCATTGACATAGCTTTTCTTTACATTCATGTACTCTGACTCAGAGAATACGCCATCAGAATAATCCGAATAAAGCCCCTGAAGTATCTCGCCTATCTTTTCTTTTCGAGCCACCAGAGCTTCGACCTTTTTTTCTATATCCCTTCTATTCTTTGCTGCAAGAGACTTCTTATTAGTTTTATTCAGTCTGTCGTATGCGTCCGTATATAACCTGATATGAGCCCTTATAAGTTCCGCCACGGTCTCTTCTGCAACATCTGCATTGAAATTTTTGAATGGATCAACATCTCCATAATAAGGCGACCTTCCGCACACATAATAAGCCTTATAGCATACACCCGCTTTTTTCTTTCGTGTGTACCTGTGAATTGTCATTTTCCTTTTGCAATCACCGCAATACAATACGCCTGCCAGAATAGCCTCCCGAGCATTCTTCTTTACACAAGTATCAGTCGCATTATTAATAGCTTCGCTTTTTCTTGACTCATATATGTGCTGAGCCTTCTCAAAAGTCTCATGTGAGATGATAGCCTCATGATGATCTTTCACAATATATCTGTCTTCTTTGCTTTGGGTTTCATTCTTCAGACCCTTACATAAGTCGGTTTTCCGTTTACCCATTTCCAGATCCCCTGTGTAAATAGAATTTGTAAGGATATAGGTGATTGTCTTCCCGACCCATCTGACCTTTCCATATTTTCTCTTTTTTCGTGCACCGGTTTCAATTCTTCGCTCAGACGGTGACGATATTTCATCTTCATTCAAGCCTTTTGTGATAGAAATAACACTTTTGCCGGAAATATACTCATCAAATATTCTTCTGACCACCGGAGCTGCAACTTCATCAATCATAATCTGATGATCACCATCGGGATCCTTGATATATCCATAGGCTATACTGCTGGCCACCATAACTCCATTCCGGTACATATTGTCAATGGAAGACCTGATCTTTCTGGATATATCCTTTGCATATACCTCATTGATGAGATTCTTCAGCGGCACGATCAGTCCATCCTCTGTCGGTTCAGCCGTCAAACTGTCATAGTTGTCAGTCACCGCTATGAAGCGCACACCAAAGAACGGAAATATCTTCTCGATGTAATCCCCAGATTCCAGATAATTCCTCCCAAGCCTGGACAGATCCTTCACCACTATGCAGTTAATCTTTCCGGCTCTCATATCAGAGATCATTTTATTAAACTCAGGCCTGTCAAACTTCGTTCCGGTCACGCCTCTGTCAATATATGTGGCTACAAGTGTAAGATCATCATTTTTTGTGACGTAATCCATCAGAAATGCCTTCTGGTTATCTACTGACTCCTGCTCGATCTTACGCTCGTCCTCATATGACAATCTCACATAAATTGCTGTTTTATATTTCGTCTCTGCAACTGTCACAACAGCATTATTTGTTGCTTTTCTGCTCTTACGTGCCATATCACATCGCCTCCTTTAATCCTTCAGATGAGTAGAACCTTACAATGCGTTCCATTTCCGACAGTACCTTATCGAAGCGATACTTCACATTTATGGTCTCTGAATCGACAACCTCAACTCTCTCGATCAGAAAGGTCACAAGCTCACGGTCAAGTGTGCTGACTCCCTCATATTTCTTTATCTTCTCAATCCATTCCTGCTTGCCGGTTCCACTGGCAAGCATCACATCCCTCTCAGCTTCAACTGCCGCAATGCTTTTCTCGATATCATCAATCTGTGTCTGATACTGGTTCCTGAGCATGGAATACTCTTCCTGCGAAAGGATACCATCCTTAAAATCCTCGTACAGATTCTTTTTTCTGTTGTGACAGGATTCTGCCTCTTCCCTGAGTTTTTTGATGCGACTCTCATACTTCAAAGCCCCGGGCTTCTTATTTGGAGTAGCGTTGAGTATATCCATCGCAAATGATGCCGTTATAGCCCTTCCAATGAAGGTCTTAGCAAGCTCTGTCACAGTATTTATCAGTGCTCTCTCGGAAATACTATGAGAACTGCAGGTGTGCTTATCTTTCTTGTTCCCTGAGCAGACATAGTACACATATCTCTTGCCACCTGCCGGTACCGTCTTACGAACCATTGGCTCACCGCATCCGGCACAAAACACCATACCCGCAAGAGGAAATACCTCAGCCTGCTCCGGAGATACCCTCGTATCTTTAAGAAGTATTTCCTGCACAAGGTCAAACTCACTCTTCGGTATAATGGCATCGTGCATATCCTCAACGCGGATCCAGTCAGCCTCATCCTTATGAATACGCTTTTTGATCTTGTAATTCGGAGTCGTGCATTTCCCCTGGACAACAGTACCAGTATAAACCTCATTTTTAAGGATCCTTGTCACAGCGTTATAGCTCCACTTAGGCTTCATGCTCTTCGCAAAGCAGCTGTTAAGCCCCACGCCGATACTCTTCTTATACTGAAGCGGCGCAAGGATACCGTCCGCATTCAGCTTATCCGCTATCGCCTGCTGGCTCATACCACAGAGCTTCATAGAAAAAATATCCCTGACTACATCAGCGGCGTAGTCATCAATCACAAGATGATTCCTGTTCTCTTCGTCCTTCAGATACCCATAAGCCGCAAAGGCTCCGATATACTCACCATTCCGACGTTTGATATCCATATGGCTGCGGATCTTGATGGAAATATCTCGACAGTATGCATCATTAATCAGATTCTTGAAGGGAATGATCATATCACTCCCCATATCCTCATTGATGCTGTCATAGCCGTCCGTAATCGCAATAAAACGGATCCCCAGCATCGGGAATATCTTTTCAATGTACCGTCCGGACTCAATATAGTTCCTTCCGAAACGAGAAAGATCCTTCACAATGACGCAATCAATCTTGCCCTCTCGGATGTCCGAAAGCATTCTCTGGAATTCCGGTCTTTCAAAGTTGACACCGCTGAAACCGTCATCCGTATAAGTATCGATGACCTTAATCTCAGGGTGGGACTTCAGATAGTCCACGACCAGTTCATTCTGATTGGCAATACTGTTACTGACGGACTTTCCCCCGTCAGTAACATCGCCGTCTTCTCTTGATAGCCGCAAATACACGGCCGCCTGAAATGTTTTTTCCTTCATCAGCTTTTCCTCCCATTCTGGTTGATAATCCAGAAAGTAGGAAAAGCGCTTAGTGCTTAGTCCGCCTTCAGATTATCACAAATATAATCTGATCTCCATGACTACAGCCAATGTCCAAGGACTTCTTACAATGTCCTGGCAAACTGCTCGAACCGCTCCTGCAGGGATACCCCGTCATCGCTGTAAACATTCTTCACTACAACCTTTCCCACACGGAAGCAATACGGATTCTTAATCTGCCTCAGAAACTCTTCAGCTCTTTCCTTTGGTGGCAGGCTGTCATCGATCTTAATCTGAGTAACATCCACCAGACTGTCACGATCCACCGTCCTCACATCCACGTTCTTCATTTCTTCTATGCTCATACCCATAATAAAAGACCTCCAGAAATTTTCCTTTTCTGAAGGTCTAGGTATCAGTTTATGCAGTTTTCCGATTTTTGAATGATATTTTTTATCCAAAACTATACTCCGGCACATTTTCGTTTTTTTGCCGAATTATAGTTGACTTTCTCTATTCTGACACTATAATATAACTATGAAACGGCAATTTTTTTATTTTTTGCCGAATTATAGTTTTTGATGAGGTGATACTTTGAACATAGCAGGCACACTATCCCATCTGCCGCA